ACCTTGCACTTGATGTAACTGTGCCAAGTGACACCAAAATGGTTGAAATGGTGTCACTCAGATGTTATAATTTATTAGGAGGTACTATGCGTTTTAAACGGTCAGCGTTTGGCGATTTGTTAAAAAAATCTCGCCGAACCCAACAAAAAACAAAAAAATATGGTAGTAGGAGGAAACGAAAATGAAAAGTGTTATGAGTCACGAATTTTCCCGTATTCCGTCCGTACAGATCCCCCGATCGGTATTTAACCGATCACACGGATACAAAACGACATTCGACGCCGGATATCTGATTCCGTTTTACTGTGACGAAGCATTACCCGGTGACACATTCAAGTGTAATGTCCAAATGTTCGGTCGTCTCGCAACACCGATCGTACCGATCATGGATAATATGTTCCTCGATACTTTTTTCTTTGCCGTACCTATCAGGTTGATTTGGGATAATTGGCAAAAATTTAACGGCGAGCAAACAGATCCGGGAGATTCCACGGATTTCCTCACCCCGCAAATTGTATCAGCATCGGGGGAGGGAGGCTGGCCCGTGGGATCTCTATCGGATTATTTCGGTTTACCGACAGGAATTAATTCCGTTTCTGTCTGTTCATTTTGGCATCGTGCCTACAACCTGATCTGGAACGAATGGTTTCGGGATCAAAATCTACAGGACAGTGTCGTTGTTGATCGTGATGACGGTCCTGATACCAATACGGATTATGTATTGTTAAGACGCGGAAAACGACATGATTATTTTACCAGTGCTCTTCCCTGGCCTCAAAAAGGGCCTGGGGTTGAAATTCCCCTGGGTGAAATGGCTCCCGTCATTGGTACAGGCCGCTCCATGGGATTTACAGATGGTACTAATGAATACGGGATCTGGAATTATACGAATAACTGGGATACTGACGTTAGTCAGCCATTACCTGGAGATAGTTTGCCGTATGTCGGTACTCCTGATAGCGGTCCAACAGCTCAGGCCGCCATGGGATTGTCCGAAAATCCAGCATACAGTAATGTGATCGCGGATCTCAGTGAGGCTACTGCTGCAAATATTAATTCGCTGCGTCAGGCATTTCAAATCCAAAAGATGCTCGAACGTGATGCCCGTGGCGGAACTCGTTATACTGAGATTATCAGATGTCATTTTGGAGTTATATCTCCAGATGCTCGTCTCCAACGACCCGAATATCTCGGCGGCAGTTCTCAACGCGTTGGAATATCTCCGGTTCAGCAAACATCCAGTACTGACGCAACCACACCTCAGGGTAATCTCGCCGGATTCGGATACGTGACAGATCGAGCGGGATTTTCAAAATCGTTTACGGAGCATTGTGTCATACTCGGATTAGTTAATCTACGTGCGGATCTCACATATCAACAGGGTCTCCCGCGTATGTTCTCTCGCCGGACCAGATATGATTTTTATTGGCCGTCACTCGCTCATTTGGGCGAACAGGCAATTCTCAATAAAGAAATTTATTGTCAGGGGTCGGCTGCTCCGACCGTTGATGAGGAGGTATTCGGCTATCAGGAACGATGGGCGGAGTACCGTTATTTTCCGTCTCAGATTACCGGCAAATTTCGGTCCACGTATGCATTGCCATTAGATGTATGGCATTTGTCAACCGAATTTGCATCATTACCATTATTAAATGACAGTTTTATTCAGGATGACCCGCCGATTGACAGAGTAATAGCCGTACCGACGGAGCCACACATGTTGTTTGATTCGCATTTTGAATTGCATTGTGCTCGTCCGATGCCTGTCTATTCGGTGCCTGGATTGATTGATCATTTTTGACAGAGGAGAAAAAAAATGAATATGGCACCATTTGCAGAAATGGGAGGATCTTTGGTATCGAGTGCTGCGGGTTTCATTTCGGCCGAACGGCAAATGAAATTTCAAGAAAAAATGGCATCTACGCAGCATCAACGAGAGGTCGCCGATCTTCGGGCAGCCGGATTGAATCCCATTTTGTCTGGTATGGGAGGTTCCGGATCTGCTGCACCGTCCGGAGCTATGTACACGCCGGACAATCCCGCTCGGGGATTGACTGCCGCTATTATGCTCAGTAAACAAACTGCTGCTAATGTCGCGCAAATCGGCGAAAACATGAAAACGATGGTTACTCAACAGGCGTTGAATTCAGCTGCTGCCGCCCGGGAGGTTGCGACAGCGAAATTGACAGAACAGAACGTTTTGAAGGCATTTCAAGAAACTAAGCATGAATTCGAAAGGAGGTTATTGACAAGCGCATTGACAAAAAAGACAAAAAAAGAGGCTGGAATTCTCAGTACCGAGAAAATTTTGAAAGATTATGAAATTCCCCGCAGTAAAGCCGAAAGCGAAGTCTACGGTGGGTGGGGGGAAAAAATACCGCTCATTGAACGTATTCTCCGTATCATCACTGGTACGGGTAACATCAAAATCCCTCAAAAACGATGGTGAGGTATGAAATGGATTTATCGGATCCTAGTGATTTTATTACAGCTATTAATAGTATCATTATTGCTGTGTTTGCCATTGTAAAAATGTTGACAAAACCGCGGAAATAGGCGGAAAACAAAAAAAATCGACAACGCGCACTCAGTGCGCGTATGTCATGAAAGGAATGAATTGTTATGTCCAGAAAATATAAAATGTCTAAACGCAGCTCGAAACGCGTTTTTCGTGCTGGCGCAATGCGTGTTGCTGCAAAAAATGTTGTTAAACCAATGCGTGGTGGTTTTCGTTTGTAAACACGCATAGCGTAGGGCTCCTACATATAGCCCGGAGCGCTCTCCGATTTACACAATAGATTGTCGGAGGATAAAAAAAATGCCGTGCTATCATCCTATGGTTGCATATCGATCTAAACAGGGACGCTCCCCGACGGGAGCGTGGCCTATCACATTTAACAAAATGGAGGGATATATTGATCAGGAAGTGGTCATTCCATGTGGACAATGTATCGGATGCAGATTAGAGCGTTCACGTCAATGGGCCATTAGGTGTGTACATGAGGCCTCCCAGTGGGAGGATAACTGTTTCGTTACGTTGACGTATAATGATGATAATATTGACAAAAAATATTCGCTTAACAAAGAAGATTTTGTACTTTTTATGAAAAAATTACGGAAAAAATTCGGTCCAAAAATCCGTTTTTTCCATTGTGGTGAATATGGCGAAATGTTAAATCGTCCTCATCATCATGCGTGTATTTTTAATTTCGATTTTATTGACAAACAATTGTGGTCTATCAGGAATAATGTCAAATTGTATCGATCTGAAATACTCGATAAAATTTGGGGATACGGGTATTGTACTATCGGTGATGTAACGTTCGAATCAGCCGCATATGTTGCCCGTTATGTAACAAAAAAAATTACGGGCAAAAATTCGGAAAATTTTTATGGCGATCGTCTTCCCGAATACAATACAATGTCACTTAGACCAGGTATCGGAAAAGATTGGATAAAAAAATATAATCATGATGTATATGTCAATGATAAAATTATCGTACGTAATGATATACAATGTAAACCTCCCCGATATTATGATAAAATATTTGATGATATCGGGAAATTAGAACATGACGAACTAGAGAGGATAAAACGGTATCGTGTAAAACGTGGTCAAGCATCGGCTGACAACGATTATGATCGTTTGTCAGTTCGCGAACAGATTCAGAAATTAAAATATAAAAAATTAGTACGAACGTATGAGGGAAATTTTAAATTATGATAGTTAATATTTACAGTATAAAAGACAACAAAACCGGCATATTTGGTGTGCCGTTCGCGTCATCAAGCGATATTCAGGCCACCCGTCAATTTGCACGTTTGACAGGTGATTCTCAAGTGCAAATTTCTCATTTTCCGTCCGATTATGATTTGTATATTATCGCAACGTTTGACGATAATAGCGGTAAAATTTGTTTAAAAACGGATGAATATCCTAATAGTAAAAATCTGGATGAATTTCCGATTTTTATTATCGGTGGTATGTCGGCAAAAAAAATGCTAGAGAGGAGCTAATAATTATGTTCAACACATTGTATGGCAAACGCGAAAAAATTGTCAGCGTTCCGGTAGGAGAGAGTAAAACTCTCCAATCGTTCCGAGACGAATCAGATGTAAACAACATCATGCGCCGATACAAAAAAACCGGGATATTGATCCCGGAATCCGTGCAGCGCAGACAAGCATTTTACGGTGATTTCGTCGAGCGTGGATTTGATTTCCAGCAAGCCCAAAATGCGCTGCTCGCCGCTAATGAAACATTTATGTCTCTCTCGGCCGAGCTACGCTATCGATTTCATAACAATCCACTTGAATATATTCGATTTATTGAAAATCCTGCAAATCGCGATGAGTGTATAAAATTGGGATTTCGAACCGAAAAAATTCCCAGTACCGACGATCAAATAATCGCTCATTTAAAAACGATCGCGGAACAGGGACATGTAACTCTCAAACCGGATGAATATCCTCATCCAGACGGGCAGAAATACCGTCAAAAAACGGACGTTTCCGGTGTTCCTGAACCCCCGAAAACGGGGAAAAAATAGTTGGCACAGACCTTGCACTTGATGTAACTGTGCCAAGTGACACCAAAATGGTTGAAATGGTGTCACTCAGATGTTATAATTTATTAGGAGGTACTATGCGTTTTAAACGGTCAGCGTTTGGCGATTTGTT